ACTACGTGGTAAGAACGCTATTCGCAAGTATCGGGAGATGCGGGATAATGACAGTACTATTGGTGCGGTTATGTATGCTGCTGAACAAGTACTTAGAGATGTCAAACTTAAGGTGGAACCAGCCAATGATACTGAGGAAGCTAAACGTGAAGCTGACTTTGTGGAAAGTATCTTTGATGATATGGATCACAGTCTTGACGACCACATTGCAGAAGCTTTATCGTCGTTGTCGTATGGCTTTGCTTGGTTTGAGGTCGTATATAAGCGAAGGGTTGGCCCAACTAAGAGATCGCCTAAGAAAAACAGTAAGTACACTGATGGACGCTTGGGTGTACGTAAGATTGCTTGTCGTGCGCCTTGGACAATCTCTAGGTTTGATGTAGAAGATAAAAGCGGTGATGTACTAGGTATTTATCAGGACGTAGGTTATGGATCAGGAAAACATTATATTCCCACTACTAAAAGCCTTTACTATCGTACTACTGTTCTTAATGGTGATCCTAGTGGCCGCTCTATCCTCCGCAATGCTTATTCCTCGTATGTTTACCTAAATAACTTACAGAGTATAGAGGCTATAGCTGTTGAACGTGAACTAGCTGGTATCCCTGTTGCTCGTATTCCTTCTGAGTATTTGTCGTCTGACGCAAGTGCAGCACAGAGTGGCTTCGTAGGCAACCTACAACAAATCCTTCGTGACGTTAAGTTTAATGAACAAGGTTATATTATTACCCCAAGTGATACTTACCCTGACAAGGATGGTTCTCCTACAAATATTAGACTTGTAGACATTGAACTAATGAGTAGCAATGGCAATCGTAATGTAGATATTGACCCCATTGTTAGGCGTTACCAACATGACATTGCCCGTAGTGTTCTTTCTGAGTTTCTTATGCTCGGTGGGGGTAACAACGGATCATACGCACTCTCCAAGTCTAAGACTGACCTGTTTCTACGTGCCTTAGAAAGCTATATCCAAGCTATTGTTGATGTACTTAATAAACAGCTAGTGGAACGCCTATGGCAGCTTAACGGACTTAACTACGACCTCATGCCCTGTATCAAGGCTGGTGATGTTGCCCCTCATGACCTACGTGAGATTGCAGCATTTCTTCGTAACCTTAACGGTGCAGACATTAACGTCAGTGATCACCCAGAGGTTATACAAGACCTTATGGATATAGCTGAACTGAACTATGACCCTATTACAGAGGTCGCAACTGAAACTGACCTGTCCGGTGAGGCAGAAGAAGACAACAAGGAAAATACATAATGGCTATTACTACAGCATTAAGCAAATACTTCAAGCAGGAACTCCTTAAGGGTTCACATGACTTCGATGCACATACCTTTCGTGTAGCACTAATTAAAGTAAGTGCCGCAAGAGACTATGACTCAGATATGGGTTCATACTCTTATCTCACAGGTGGCCCACAGTTCTCAGGACAAGCTGATCCATCTGCAGCATCTGACCAAGTTACAGGCACAGGTTACACAAGCGTCTATGACGCTTTCGCAACAGGTACTGAAGCTGTACTTGCCACTACAGACTCTGGTGGTAACTCTGTTACTTATCCTAAGATTGATGGAACCAAAGCTATCGTAGACTTTGACGATGCAGTATTCCAAAGTGTTACAGTAGCTGCTGCTGGTTGTGTGTTATATAACGCAAGCATGAGTGCTTCAGACAATAACGTAATCGCTACCTTCGACTTTGGTGGTACTGTTAGTGCTACTGCTGGTGACTTTACTGTACAGTTCCCAACGCCAGATAGTAACAACGCAATCCTTCGTATCGCTTAAACTCTTAGGGACTAACGTATTATGGTAAAGCTAGTCAACAGAGCCAAAATGACAATCGCTAGTGGTGGTGCAGGGGATATAACCCTTGGCACTGCCGTTGACGGGTATCAAACCTTTGCAGATGCAGGGGTGTCAGACTCAAATGTTGTACGTTATACCATAGAAGACGGGGATGATTGGGAGATTGGTACAGGGGTATATACTGCCTCTGGCACCACTCTTGTCCGTACAGTTACAGAGAGTAGTAATAGTGATGCAGCATTAACCTGTAGTGCTGATGCTGTGATCTTCGCCACTGCCGCCGCCGCCGACCTTGGCCCGACTGTGCATAGCACAATTGACGGCTTGATCGCTCAGACGGGCATGACGGTGGGTGACACGGCCCTAGTCACAGGGACTAACAAACTTTACATGTACACTACGAGTGGTTGGTTTATGGTTGCAGCTATGACCAACACAAGCCCATCCGCGATAACAGGCGCAGCTTCAAGCTATATTTTAGCGACAGATGGCACAGCCACGGTCGTAACATTGGCCGCGACTGACCCCGAAGGGTTCCCGATTACGTTCAGCCACACGGTGAGCACTGGATCACTGGGATCAACCGCAACGGTAACTCAAGGCACGGGCGCAAATGCAAACGTGTTTACTGTAACCCCGTCTAGTAACTCTGCTCACTCCGGATCATTTTCGCTGACCTTTTCCGCTAGTGACGGCAATTCGGTCAGTCAGGCGATTAGTGCTTTCAGTTTGCCAAGACCCGCAAATTTAGCTAACACCAGCTATGACAATGTAAGTTTTAGTATTGCTGCCCAAGATTCCATACCAAGAAGTATCACGTTTAATACCGATGGCACGCGCCTCTTTATAGTTGGTGATGCGAATAATTCAATTTACCAGTCTAGTCTTAGCACAGGTTTTGATTTGTCCACAGCCAGCTATGATAATGTTAGTTTTTCTGTGGCTAATCAGGACACGGTTCCGTGGGGCATTGCCTTTAACACTGACGGTACAAAGATGTATATTTCGGGCAACCAAAATGATAGGATTTACCAATACGGTTTAACCTCAGGTTTTGATCTTTCCACCGCCAGCTATGATAATGTAAGTTTTTCTGTGAGTAGTCAGGACGGTTCTCCAAGAACCATCTCGTTTAACAGCGATGGGACATTGCTGTACCTCATGGGCGGCTCAGACAATGTCTTTGAGTTTAATTTAACAACGGGATTTGATTTATCTACCGCCTCATACAGTAACGTAAGTTTCAGCGTAACATCCCAAAATAACAATCCATACGGGCTAGGGTTTAGCTCAGGTGGATCAAAGATGTATGTGCTGGGTGCTAACGATACAGCGTTTCAATACAGTTTAAGCTCAGACTTCGATATATCCACCGCCAGCTATGATAATGTAAGTTTTAATTTCAATTCGCAAGAAACTGGCCCAACCGGCATAACTTTCAACAGCATTGGGACGAAAATGTATATGGTTGGTTTCGAGACTGACACCATCTACCAGTACAGTGTATAATTAAGTGTTAGGTTTTAGCCCTCTTGCCAGTGCTACCTTAGCCAGTACAGGGGATGCACCAGTACCTGTTACCCGTACCCCTGTAACTGGGGTACAAGCACTAGGACAAGTAGGTGTAACTGGCTTTACAACTGTACAACAACCTACCCAAGAGATTACTGGTGTAGAAGCTACAGGTGAAGTAACTGATCAGCCTATAGCCCGTCAAAATGCTAGTATAAGTATCACAGGTTTCGACCTCACAGCAGAAGACGATATTAAGCCTGTAACCCTTATTATTGGGTCTTACTTCACCCTATTAGTATTACCAGAACACACAGCAGAGTTAGGTACGCTACCCCTTACAGGATTTAACTATGTAGCCTCTGTAGACTCTGCTGGAGAACTAACCACAGAAGTTAGTGCTGTAGGCGTAGCTAAGATAGCTTATGTGGATGGTACAGAGGCCACTAGTGAAGTAGGGTCTGTTGTAGCCTCTGTTGACATGAACCAAGGCATAACAGGTCTTGAAATTGGGGCAGAGTTCACTGCCCTATCTGTCGTTGTACACGCCTTTACCGATGTAACTGGTGTAGATGCCACATTAGAAATTACTCGGATGCCTCATGTCCCTGTAATTACTGAGATTACAGACAGCTTTGAGAGAACACTAGAACTTGAAGAGTTAGATAACGACCCTGTTATTACAGTTGTATCAACAGGTTTTGAAAATACAGCCGAGACTGATGACCTAGGTAACACCCCTGTAGTACAAGGCATAGGTGGTTTTGGTCCGAATACTTTTGTTGGTAACTTAGGTAACACCCCTGTTGTTAGGACCCTAGTTGGTATTGAAGCTATTGGCGAGATTAAGGCTCCCATAAATGACCCTGCTGTTGCAACAACTACTGGTGCAGAAGGTATAATAGAGTCAGAGGGTTTAGCTAATAGTTCTGCTCTACGAATCGTAGCTGGCTATGACCTCGCCCTAGAACTTGAAGAATTAGATAATGAATCTGTTATACAGAGTATATCAGGCTCAGAAGTTACACAAGAGTTAACTAATTTTCAAGGTATGCCTATCGCAACTGATAGTGTAAACCACCTAGTACAAGTGTCAGGTGTAGAAGCTACAGGTGAAGTTACTCCTGTACAGACTTCAAGAAACCCAAGTGCTTTGTTGTACCCTTGGAAAATGGAAGCACAGCTAGGAAACGTAGTAGCTTTAAGTGTAGCTGACGTAGAAATTAGTGGACAAGAGTTAACAACTGAGGTTGGTACTACTCCCACTGTAAGCCTTATTACCACTAGGGTAGTACCACTTACAGGGTTTGACTTAACTAACTCACTCGGTAACGTCTCTGTAGACGGCATAGTTGTAGACTTTGAAGCATTAGCGCAGAACTTTGAAATAGCTAGGAACGTGATACCAGAGGCTCTTGCGAGTAGGAAAGTGTTCCCAATAGCAGGTGCTAGAAAACTTGCAGC